GGCGCCCATGAGTGCGGCTTTTCATTCCGGAACACGTACCGTAATGAATCGCCGCTCTTCAGGTTCGCTCGGTCGGCGCACGGCCAGCTTTGAATACACGGGCGAGGCTTTGCAAGACAAATCTGCCGCATTGCGCATGTGGTCATAAGATGGCAAAATCATTGACATATTGCCGAGTCGAATCATACTTGACCCATGAGGGCATTGACAGTCAAGGCGCCGTGGGCATGGGCCATCATCCACGCTGGCAAAGACGTGGAGAACCGGACATGGGCCACCTCGTATCGAGGCCCGCTGGCGATCCACGGCAGTGGCGCATGCACTCGTGCCTATTGGGGCTGGACACGCGAGTGGATGGCCAAGATCGGGGTGAGCGTGCCTGCGCTGGACGAGCTGCTGACCGGCCACGTGATCGGCTACGTCGATATCGTGGACTGCGTGCGGGACAGTTCATCGTCCTGGGCAATGGCCGACCACTGGCATTGGGTGCTGGCCAACCCGCGTGCATGCGAGCCGTTCTCTGCGCGCGGCTCACTCGGTCTCTGGAATCTACCAGCGGCGTCGTAGTCCAGCGCGGCGCCCCCTCGGAGGTGCTCGCCGATGTCTGACGACTCCCCCTTCCCGCCGAACAAGAGCAACGTCAGTCCCAAGAGCATAGCCAACCTGCGCCCGCCGTTCCGCAAGGGCGAGGTGGCCAACCCGAAGGGGAACAACGGGCGCAACCGCAGCGAGTACGTTGCCGCGTGGCTCGAAAAAGCCGACGACACCGAGCTGGTCAAGAAGATCATCCGCAAGCTCGGGCTGCCCGAGGACACCCCTCGGATCGACGCCATTCTTCAGCGCGAGCTAGTGGCCGCTCTTGGTAGTAGCGATATGGCCCGCAAGGGGCTGCGTGAGACGTTCGCCGGTAGGCCAAGGCAACAAGTCGAGATGTCGGGCAGCGTAAACGGGTCGCGCGTGATGCTATACCTGCCCGCGAAAACCGGCACAGACGCGCCCGTCATCCCGGTCGAGCTAGACCAGCCCGAAGCCGACAGCGACGCCGAAGATGGACCCGGCGACGATCACGATTAGGCCGCAGCCTGGCTTTCAGGAGCGGGTGCTTTCGTGTGACGCCGACATCGCGATTGTCGGTGGGTCCGCTGGCTGCGGCAAGACGTGGGTGGAAATCATGGAGGCCCTTTATCACAAGGACGTCCCTGGCTTCTATGCCGTGTTCTTCCGACGCACGACCGTGCAGATTCGCAACCCCGGCGGCCTTTGGGATGAGGCGCGCAAGGTCTACCCGCTGACGGGCGGCCGCTCGAACGAGCAGTCCCTGGAGTACGAATGGGACAGCGGCGCGCGGGTCAAGATGGCCCATTTAGAATATGAGAACACCGTCGAGGATTGGCAAGGCTCGCAGGTGTGCCTTTTCCTATTCGACGAGCTGACCCATTTCACCGAGCGGATGTTCTTCTACATGCTGAGCCGAAACCGCTCAACGTGCGGTGTTCGTCCGTACATTCGCGCGACATGCAACCCGGACGCCGATTCTTGGGTTGCTAAGTTCATCGAGTGGTGGATTGACCAGGCCACCGGGTTCCCAATTGTCGAGCGCGCTGGAGTATTCCGCTACATGGCCCGCGTTGCTGACCGCATCGTGTGGGGAGATTCCCGCGCCGAGGTCATGGAGAAGTGCCCAGGCACAGCCGAGGTGGACATCAAGTCGGTCACGTTCATTCCCGGCAAGCTCGACGACAACCAAGAGTTATTGCGGGCCGACCCAGGCTACCGCGGCAACCTGATGGCGCTGTCCCGGGTCGAGCGCGGAAGGCTGCTCGATGGCAATTGGAAGATTCGCGCCGCCGCGGGAAACTACTTCAGGCGTGACGAGGTCCGAATCATTGAGGCTGTGCCAGTTGGTGCGAAGTGGGTGCGTCGCTGGGACTTGGCGGCCACCGAGCCGAGCGAGAACAATCGAGATCCTGACTGGACGGCCGGGGTCAAGATGGGCAAGACGAAGGCCGGTCGGTATGTGATTGGCGACGTGGTCATGGTTCGGAAACGATCGCATGCCGTGCGGGACCTTATCCAGGCCGTTGCAAAGGCGGATGGGGTAGGCGTGAGCATCGGACTACCGCAGGACCCAGGGCAGGCGGGTGTGGACCAGGCGCAGGGGTATGTGCGCGACCTGGCAGGCTATCGCGTCTGGATTGAGCGCGAGACAGGCGACAAGGAAACGCGAGCCGACCCGTTCGCGGCGCAGTGGCAGCACGGGAACGTCGACATGGTAGCCGCTCCCTGGAACGACCAGTTTTTGGCATTCATGGAGGCGTTCCCAACCAAGGGCGTGCACGACGATCCCGTTGACGCCTGCTCCGGGGCGTTCAATAAGCTGGCCAAGGGCGGCGGGCTCGGCCTGTAGCACCCAATAGCGCCCCGATAGCCTGTCCCCGCCTATTCTGTGCGGGTGAGCAAACGCCACGTCAAGTCAGTCGCGGCGGCGATGGCCCGCACCGACAAGCCGGTCGGGGGTGAGCCTGCGCCGCTACGTTCGCGTGGCGCCGACTCGCTGAAAAGTATGGCCAAGGTTGGCGATTCCCTCGTCAACGTGGCCGCCGCGCTCGGGACCGTGCGGGACAAGAAGTACTACTCAGACTATGAGTTTCCGTACACCCTGACCCGGACGCAACTGGAGAACATTTTCCGGTCGTCCTGGGCCGGAAAGCGCATCGTCAAGGCAGTGCCCGAGGACATGACCCGGGAGTGGGTGACGTACCTGTGGGACGGCGCCGACGATGACGACGAGGGGCGCAAGGCTCTGAAGGAATATGAGCAACGCTTTGAGGTCCGGCGCAAGGTTCTGGACGCGCTCACGTGGGCCGGGCTTTACGGTGGGTCGGCCATCGTTATCGGTATCAAGGGCGACGAGTCTCCCCTGGCCATGTCGCTGCCGCTCGATCCGAACACAATCCGCGAGGATTCCCTGCGCTATCTGCATGTGCTCGACCGCTGGCGGCTGGGGGCCGGCGGGGAGTTGGTGCGCAACCTCGACGATCCAGACTTCGGCCAGCCGGAGTGGTACATCATCGCTGAGTCAGGCGTGCGCGTGCATCGCAGTCGGCTTGTGCTGTTTCACGGCCAGCGCTTGCCTTACTTCCAGTGGCGCTCAAATGGCATGTGGCACGATTCCGAGCTTCAACACGTCTACGACAACCTGCGTAACTACGACACGGTAACCAGTGCCCTGGCCACGATGATGTTCGAGCAAAACATCGACGTGATTAAGAACGACCAGGTGGCCGAGGCTATGACCGTCGATGGCGGAGAGGCCGCGTTGGTCCGCCGATATCAGGGCATGGCCCTCATGAAGTCGTTCAACCGGCTGGTGCTCATCGACAAAGAGCACGAGGAATACAGCCGCCATCCCAACACCTTCAGCGGCATGGACAAGGTCGCCGAGAAGTTCATGCTCGACTTGTCCGGGGCTGCTGAGATCCCAATGACCCGCCTTTTCGGGCAATCCCCCTCGGGATTCTCGACGGGCGATTCGGACATGAAGAACTACCTGGACCGCGTGCGCTCGAAGCAGGTAGCCGACATGCTGCCACAACTGCATCGACTCGCCCGCGTGCTGGTCCCGTCCGCGTTGGGCGAGTGGCCTACCGACTTCAGGATCGAGCTGAACCCCTTGAGCCAGATGACGGCCAAGGAAAAGTCGGAGATCGAAAAGACCAACGCTGAGCGTGACCAGATCAACGTTCAACTTGGCGTCCCAGAGGGCGTAATCATCGCCGAGCTGAAAGAGCGCGGCGTGTACGCCATGCTCGAAGACGACGACGTAGAAGCCGCCCGCGGTATGTCGGAGAACATGCCGGCCACGACGGAGGCGGCCGAGATGCTTCGTACTGGGCCGGGAACACCGCCCGCCACGCAGAAGGCTTTCACACTCACGCCGTCGACCATGGAGAGCATCGTCTCCGTCAACGAGGGCCGCGCCGCCAACGGTCTGCCGCCCTGGCCGGACTCCGACGGCGAGCTGAGCATCACCGAATTCAAGGCCAAGCACGGCGGGGTAATCGCCAAGGTGGCCAACATCGAGGAGGGTAATACGGACGGTAAGCCGGACAAGCCCGCGCCCCGGCCGGCGTTCGCGCCCTCAGTTCCTGCCTCTGCGCCATTCCCGCCCAAGGAACCAGAGGCGCCAAAAGAAGGCGAGGGAGGCGAGTAATGCCCCTCGGGGTGTTCCGTTGCTACGCCTGCGGTGAGACCTGCATCGCCGAGGACCAGCCCGAGGCCAAGACGATCCACCAGCAGACGGCCTGCAAGGGCGAACCGGTCTACGTGTTGGAGTGGGAGGAAGAGGAAGCAAATTATCGGCTCGCCCCGCCTCCCGCCAGCCACATAACCATGTTCACGATTCGCGGCTGACGCACCCAATAGCGGGACGTTAGGGGAATGGCCTTAGCCTAGCGACGTGGCGACATTGCATTTGCATCACCTCGTCGCGGTCCACCCGCGCGGGGCTCTCTTGCGTGCACGTCGCCCGCGCCGGCTGAAGCCTATTCGCCCAAGCCGAGCCACCGAGCTTTGGTACAGGGGGGCGCTGATTCAAATTGCCCACAAGCTGGCGGACCAAGGCCGGCAGCTTGCCGAGTCGCTGCGATCGTCTTGGCCTGTGGTTAAAGACGCCGGACCGCGTGAGTTGCACGGCAAGCTCCAGGACATGCGCGCTGGATGGGTACCGTTCGGCACGAAGGCCGAAGACCTGGCTGGCTCCGTTGCCAAGCGCGGGCTTCGCGACGTTGACGACAGGCTCGCCAAGGAAATCAAGCGTTCCGTCGGCATCGATGTGCGCGCTGCTTTTGCCGTCGGAGGGAAGATTCAGCACACGATGGAGGCCGCGACCAAGGCGAATGTTGCCCTGATTCGCAGCATGCCCGAGCAGTACTTCGAGAAGCTCGAAACGCTCATCAGCTCGGGCTGGGCCGACGGTATGCGCTGGGAGTCGATGGCCAAAGAGATCGCCAACCTGGGCGATGTAACCGAAACGCGCGCCAAGGTCATAGCCCGCGACCAGACTGCCAAGATCAACTCGGAATTGAACCGCACGCGGCAGCAGAGCGTTGGGATTGAAAAGTACGAGTGGAGCACGTCGCAGGACGAACGGGTGCGCGAGAGCCACGCCGAGCTGGACGGCAAGACGTTCAGTTGGGACGACCCACCCACGGTTGACGGTGAGCAGGTCAACCCAGGAATGGCCATCCTTTGCCGCTGCGTCGCGATTCCCGTGGTCAACCTGGACCAAGTAGAAGAGAGCGCCGAAGCGCTGGAAGAGGCCGCGTGATTTCCGCGCGTTCCTGCACAGTCTTTGACCACGTCGGCTTCGACGATCTGACGACCGAGCGCAGCTTCACGCCCGAGGGCTTCCTGATGGCCCCGGCGAAGGTGGCCCGTACTGGCATTCAGCTCTACTACGCCCGCGAGCTCGGGCTCGACGAGGAAGGCATCCCAGGCGACAAGGTCATCCGGCTCTATCGCCCAATCGAGGAAGTCTCCAATCCCGAGAGCATCGCCTCGGGTGAGAACAAGCCGATCACCATAGGCCACCCGAAAGACGGCGTGACCTGCGACAACTGGCGCGACCTCGCAGTCGGTGAGGCGCGTGACCTGCAGTACGTTCCCGACAATGCCCCGGCCGGTGGGTTCATCAAGGCGAGGCTCCTCATCAAGGACGCCGCCGCGATCAAGGCAGTGCAGAGCGGGAAGAATCAGCTTTCGTGCGGATACACGTTCGACCTGGACCGCACATCAGGAACAAGTCCAACCGGAGAGCCGTTTGACGGGGTCATGCGGCGGATCCGTTTCAACCACCATGCGATCGTGGACCTGGCCCGTGGCGGCTCGGGCCTGCGGATTGCCGATGCGACCCCGGAAGGAAAGGAAACTATGGCGACACGCAAGATCACTGTGGACGGCTTCACGTTGGATCTCCCAGAGAACGACGCGGTAGCGGTCGAGAAGCTCGCAACCGAGCGCACGCAATTGAGGACGGCCATCGACGAGTTGTCCAAGAAAGTGTCAGCGGCAGACGAAGCGCTGCAAGCCTCCGTAAAGGAGCTGGCCAAGGCGAAGGCCGACCACGCGGTCGAGTTGAAGACCGCGAAGGACCAGATCCCAACCGAGGCCAAGATCGCCGAGCTGGCCGCCGCCCGCGCGAAGGTCATCTCCGCAGCTTCGAAGCTGTGCCCAGAGATGGTTTGCGATGGCAAGAGCGTCGACGAGATTCGCCGCGCAGTCGTAGCCGATGTGGCTGGCAAGAACGCCGGAGCCAAGACGATCGCCGACGCCATCACTGGCGGCGACATCGCCAAGGCAGACATCGCGATGGTGACCGCCGCGTTCAACGCGCTCTCGGCGTCCATCTCCACGGCCGACGCCGCCCGCACTGCCGGCGACGACGCGGTCAGCGCCGCTCTCCTGAGCGACGACGAAGCCAAGCAAAAGAACGACAAGGCGACCACCGCCCAACCCCAGATGTGCGCTCGCGACGCTTGGATTGCCAAGTCGCAGGCGAAGTAACCGCCAGGAAACAGGAAAGGAAGAACCACCATGTCAGCACCGTCTTTGGCGACCCCCGGCGGACTTTTGAAAGCCGCTGGTTTTGAGGGACAACTCGCCACCCTCGATCACCCCGTCACCATTTCGCGCAAGAACGAGGCGGCCACCGCCATCGCGTTCGGGCGCGCCGTTGCCCGCGGCTCATCTGGAGACTGCAAGGTCCAGGCTGGAGACAGCGACGTTATCATCGGCATCTCGGTGCGAGATATGGCCGCCGTCCCGGCCAGCACCGACGGCAACAACACCACGACCATCGCCCAGAACGACTACGTCACCATCCTGCGTGACGGGTTCATCTTCGCGGTGGCTGCCGAAGCCGTGCGCGACGGTGACCAGGTCATTTCGCTCACATCTGGTGGCGGAACCCTCGCGGGTACCAAGGGCGGCGCCGCTGGCGCTGGTCGCTTGACCGTCACCGGCGCCATCTGGCAAGGAGCCGTCGCGCTTGGCGAAGTCGGCATCATTCGCATTTCTGGCCCCTCTGAGGCCGCAACCCTGACGACCTAACCGCAGGGCAAGAAAGGAACCAACGATCATGAAATTTCTCAAGCAAGTGACCCTCGGGGACGGCCGCAAAGTGGCGGTGGATGAAATGCGCTGGAAGGTCTGGGAAGACTTCACCAAGCGCAACGCCATGGCGATGTCCGAGGGCCAGATTCTGGCCACGGACAGCGGCGACGGCGCCCTCTACGGGTTCATCAATCAGATGACCTTCCTCGAAGAGCAGACCTATGCTCGGCAGTACATCCCGACCCAGGCCGACGACCTGATCCCGATGGACTACCGTGGCGGTGAGCACGTCGACAGCGTTACTTACCGGGTATCCGATGCCGTCGGGCAGGGCCGTCGCAAGGCGGTTGGGTCAGGCCAGGTCCACACGGTCGACAAGGCGTACAAGCTGAAGACCTTCCCCGTGGTCCCCGGCGAAGCCGGTTACCGCTACAACACGGAAGAGCTTCGCAAGAGCGCCTTCCTGCGCATCCCCCTGAACGAGGATCGCATGGTGGAGGCCGTCGAGGCGTACAAGCGGCACATCAACATCGTCGGCTTGTTCGGCGAAGGCGAGTTGACCGGCTTGTTCAACAACGCGCTTGTCTCCAACACCCCCGTGGCCAACTTCACCGGCGTCTGGTCCAATCCTGCGAACAGCGCGACCACGATCTTGGCTGATGTGAACCTGGCGATCAACCAGGTGCACAAGGCGTCCGGCTTCAACGACTACCCGACCCACGCGGTCATCCCGTCGATCGCGTACCAGGCGCTCATCTCGCGGCAGCTGCCCAACACGACCATGAGCGTCCTGGAATTCCTGACGAAGA